GGTCCTTTGTAAGCAGCATCACTAGAATATTGTGGAGAGTTTCCTGTGACAGATGCTGTGTTATAAATCTTCCAATAAGGTGAATCATGTGTAACTGGATCAGGGTTTCCTATAAAGTCTGGATCTGTTTCAGGAATTCTTGGAAGCAATTGTTCATACTGCGTAATTGCTCTTCCTGGAATATGGAATCCATCTGTTTGTTTTCCGTTCTTCAACAAAAATACAATCTCAAAAGCATACACTTCATCACGAAGATATCCTCTGAGATTCGTTGCGTTTATTTCGTTTGCGTAGTTTTCTGTTGGAGGGATTCTCCAAGTTTCCCATTGCAATGTAATCTGGTTAGCAACTTGTTGATAGTTGATTCTATCAATAGATGTAAGCTGATCCCATACAAGAACATCTTGTACAGCTGTCAAGTCTTGAGCAATCTCGTAGAATGGAAACTTCTCAAATATGTCTTGTATTACAAGGTTGATTGTAAACTGACCTGTGTAGGTGATTTGCTGATTGTTGTTATCAATAAAATACGTACCAACCAAATCAACAGATGTTACACCATTGATGGTTTTAATCACAGCCAAATTGAAATACTCAAACTGTCCAGACACATCAAGGTTGTCAACAGTGACAACAATTGATTTTCCTACAGGATAGTTGAAGTTGGGAGTTGTTACAAACTCATCAGCAATAGGTGTGGGATTAGTAACTGAATAGTATGAGGTGAATGGATTACCAGATGGATCAGAATACTGTACAGCAAACTGATATGTACCAGCAATAAGATTACCTCCGCTGATAACATCAATGATTGTTAATTCAGGAATGTTAAAATTAGGCTGGAGCTTGAGTTGATTACAATCAAGATCATCTGTATAAACAGGGCTACATAAAGCAGTTCCAGATTTAAGTATCTTAGGGATGTCATCAATGTCTAGATATCTTCTAGGATTGTAACCATCTGTCCAATAGATTTCTGTATTACAGTTAGAAATTCTATGTACAATCTTATGAATAGGGTAATCAATATTGAAGTTTAGGCAAGGAGCATTGACAAGAACACGATATTCACAATCGTTATTATCCATATATCCTATCTGACTATCTCCTGTGTTTGGATTAGTGATGAAGAATATATGTTTGTTTTTCTCTATAATAAAGTGCTCACCTATAAGCACAAACCCTTCAGGGAAACGAATACATAGTTCGTTTCCAGGTTCGTTCTGATAGTTTACAGAATTGGAATCAAAGTTTTCAACAGCAGCGTTAAGAGCATAAGTTAACCTACCCTTTTGAATCTGATTTAGAGACTGATCTAAATTGAGTCCTGTAGTGGCATTATTATACTCCTGTTTAACATTACCTTGATCACCATTGATGATCTGTTTTATTTTGTCTAACTCGTCTGCCATAACTTATTAGTTGTTACGTCTCCTACCGTATCTATTAGTTCTGTTAGGAAGCTCGTACATATTGAATTTATTCAATTGTTGTCTTATTCTACGCTGCTTAGTCCAGACATCTTGTTTCTTAATCTCAATGTCTGCCATGATGAATGCTTCGTCAGAAAGACTTTTGTAATATACAAGTTTTTGCTGAAGTTGATTGAATGTCTCATCATTGGTTTGATTGACAAGCATCTCAAACACTTTGTATTTGATGAAGTGTTCTAGATATTCTCTAATACGATAATTATCAGGAATAAGCTGGTTTCCAAGACTGTCGTAATCTTGAGCATAGAAAATGAGATGGACAACACCATTTCTGAAATTCGTAACGAATTTGTTGTCTCTAATATCGAATGAGTCATAAGTAGATGATCCTGGTGTAAAGTTGTTCAATGGTGCAACTCCTTGTCCATACATCTCCCAGTTCTCTGTGTAGTTCACATCACATTGCTTCGTTGCAGAGATGTTTCCTGGCTTCAAGAGATACATTCTTTGATAGGACATTGCCACTTCATTATTTGTCTTGTAGACAGTTTGCATGAACTCAGGCATACAAGATCCATCACATCCTACATTTCCACAGCAAGGGCTTGGAATAGCACAGTCTGTAGTGATTGGACTAACTTGTATAGTAGTTTGTGTTGCTGCTTGAGAATAGAATGAATTAGCTGTTTGATATGGAAAACCATTTACAGCAGTACACATCCATGCTTCTCTAACAGCATAGAAGTTGTCTGGAAGTCTTGCTTCAAAGTTATCAACATACAGAGGAGTTTCAGCTATCACGTATGTAGCTCTTCCCAACTTTCTAAGACATTTGTCTAGATAGGTGGGGAATAACAAATCGTCTACAGCACCTGTGTCAAAGTAGCTCTTGAGCTCTTCCTTAACAGTTGCGTAGATTGGATCTGGACTTACGAAGTTAAATTTGTAGTAATAGCTCATCTTTAATTAAGATTCCATGTTGCATAAATGTGTTGATACTTCTCATCAGATTTAATGTACTTAGTAATCAATCTGGAGTTTTCTCTTGTTGGCTTAAACTTCCAGAAAGTAGAAAACTTGAATCTGCATGATCTTCTAAACCACTTCCATCCAAAGAAATACCCTTCTGTATGGTAGTTAAAGTTATAGATGTATTTTCCTTTCTCCCTAGTTTTTTGCCAGTCGATTGGTAAGTTGATATATTCCTTACCATCGACCACTGTAACTCTCACTCTTTTCTTTTTATTCACTGCAAACTCTCCTAATCCATTTGGAAGCTTCAGCTTCTCTCCTGTCTCAAGCATGTGTTCAGTGAACATTTTATTAAACCCATAGACAATCTTCTTCCAGTCTTCGAAGGAGATGTCTATTTCAGGTTTCTCACTCTTGAAATTCTTGTAGTTTTCTTTTGAGGCACTTCGCCAGTCTTTTGCTACTCTCATCTAAACTGTGGTGCGTTTGGTGATTGTCCATCTATTCCATCATCAGTCATATCAGTCTTCAGATTGAAATAGCTTTGAAGTAGTTTCTGTGATGTCATATCAAGCACTTGCTTTTCTAGATATCCTGGAAGAGCAAACTCTTTATCCAAAGGATTCTGACATAGTTGATTAGTTGTGTAGCTTGGAGTTCCACATCCACACTCTGGATACATGATGTTATTTGGTACATCTTCTTCAAACAGAGCTACAAACCTAACAGCTTGTAATGCTGGATTGCTGACATAAAGATAACCATTTGAAATCCAGAAATACTCTTCTTTTTTGATAACAGGAAGTTTTAACAGATTGAGGTAACGATTAACAGTTATCTCTTTCATCTTCTTACCCTGTCCAGACATTGCGTTTATTGAATAAACACCTTGAATGACATATTGATAATTTCCTTCAGATATTCTAGGAAGTTGATATTTTGATCTAGCAACAGAACAAGGATCTGCATAATCGCAGCATTCTGAGATGGGCACCTCGCACATTTCCAGACATGGAATGGTTGTAAAAAGTGTATCTGTTGCCCAGAGTTTTCTAAGATTGGTTTCTCGTTTTATCAACAATAATGCATTATTTCTCACTTCAGAGGCAATTGCTCTGTCTGTAATGAGACTATCTGTTGATATGATCTTGTGCGTTGCTCGCACATCAGATACTAATTTTCTTAATGTTGACATTTTGTGTTCCTGATTTTCAGAGTTATATGTACTCAAATTTAATCATTTTTCCAAAGAAAAACTCCCAGACAATAAATGCCTGGGAGAAACCCTACAAAACCAATAAAGTAGAGTTTATTTGTATTTAGTTTAGACTACTGTTGTAGTGGTAGTTGTTGTTGGGCACACATAAGGTGCACAAGCTGGTAGTGAGCTTATGTCATAAAATGCAGAAACAACACCACTTGAAATAGTAACAACATTAATTGGTGGTGTTGTAAATGGATTTGGATTCGATAATGGACTATTAGGAGATTGAACATAGTTACCTGTAAAGGTAAGTGGAATACCACTTGATGTATATAGCTGAGCACCTATTACAAATCCAATATTTGAATAATAATAAGCATCAACTCCCTGTACTAAAACAAGAGGATCATATCCTTCATACCAATCACACTTTACTTCACTTGGAGTTTTTGATGTCCAAACAACTGTGCTTCCGCAAATATTTGCAGCAGATGATAAAACCATCTTTTCAAGCGTAGGAGCACCTGTTGTTGTAGTTGTAGTAGTTGTAGCACCTATCACTACATCAATGTAATTTGTACAAACTCCACTACTCATTATTCTCACTGTTGTTGTACCAGCTGGAGCAATTACAGAATAGCCTGCTAATAAAGCTGCCTTGCTTACACCTGTAGCAAAAGCAGACACAAAGCCATCAACATTTGAATAAAGGTTGAAAGGTCCTGCGTCTGCTCCAGCTGATGTTAGTGTTATGAATACATACATACACTTTTAATTTATTGGTTTATTAACAAGAAGTTGCTGCACTCAACACTCCACCACTTGCTACAGTCCACTTAGTTCCAAGATTAGTTATGTAAGGATAGCCAACATAAGGGGTCGTTAATGAACTATTAGTATACAAGATTACACCATTAGTCAATACAGGAGATGATGTATACAGTGGAGGTAATAATATAGAAGAAGAGCAAGGACTAGAAAGATTTGACAATCCACCTAAATACCAAGAGTAGAAAGGAGCTCCTGTTGTAGTGGAGGTGGTAGTGCTACTTGTTGACGTAGTAGTTGTTGTTGATGGAGGTGGTGGCGTAGGAGTGATGATCTCTTTAATTGCCAAAATCTGTGCATCAATTATTTGAAGAATTGTTGTCAAGTCTTCACAACTCTGTATCCCTGTTCCTGGAAGATTGGGACCAACATATTTTACTTGAGATGTTGATAACAAATCATTACCAGGATCGCTACAACCGCAAGGATCAAGTGCTCCACAACCTAAACATTTATTATTTTGTACCATGATATTATGGGATGTACATGATGTAATAAGCACCAATTGTAGGCTGAATGTTGTTGTGTGCCACTCCACCACCTGTAGGACTAACAACTACACTAGTTGTAACATTCACTGTAGCATTGCTAGTTGGCCCAAGATCAGCACTTCCTGATGTACTTTTAAGATTATAAGAAAATTTAGCACCAGTACCGCCATCATCAAATAATACATCAAGTGGACTTGTGCTAGTCAAATCACCAATGTTTGCACCATCCTTAGCAATGAAATGCGAGTGTGGAGCAGCAGTGGATGTAGCTGTTGCTGTGTGCGTGTGAGAAGGAATCTCTGTAGCACTTAGAGTTACAGCATTTTGACCAGTGGTGAAATTTATAGTGTAGTTTGGATTAGCTCCTCCAGGGTTTACAGCAGGATTCATTGCTCCTCCACCCATTCCTGTAGTTACACCAGCTGCAACACGTCCTCTTTTGTCTGGTGTTCCGTTGTTACCATTACACAAATACACATTTGCAAACAATCCAGAACCTGCTCCTGTAATATCAAAGCTTGTAATAGGACCGTAGTATTCATACGCAATGTATGGTACCATTCTATTCTTATACAAGTTAGCTGGAGCAATGCTATCTAAATATGCTTGAATAAGCGAATTCAAATCAGCAAGCTGAACATAATTGGTTTGAACATCAAGCTCTAGTGCTGTCAAGTCAGCAGCTGTAGAACAGAGCTTATTGATCGCTGCTTGAAGGATATCATGTGTATCAGACGATGCTGTCACACCTGTTAAACATCCAATTGTATAATCAGCGTTGAGGGTGGTGAGGGTTGATTCAATTGCGGTAACACTGGTTTTTAAAGCGCAAATTGATTTTATCAGTGCTGAGATAACATCGTTAAGTGTGATGTCACCAGACCCTGGAAGAAAACCACTCACCAATGGGCACAGGTCAGCTGGATTAATGACAGGAATAATGCCATTACCAGTAGACAACTCAATGATGAATGTTGTAATCTTTAATTCAACATCAGCAAGAGTGTCACCATTGGAAATGTCAAGAGCAGGAATATTATATCCTGTATATTTTACGCACTGATCAGATATGATTTCCGTGCATCCATTGAAGCAATTAGAGCAGCTCATTTATTTATATTTTAGAAGTTTTACTTTACTAGCTATTTGACAAACGCTGTAGTTTTTAGCG